CTCCTCCATACCTTTTTCTAATTCAATTACTGCGGCTGCTTCTTCTGCTTTTCTTGTTGGCCTAAACTCACCTTCCGCTGGCAACGCCAACCTTTCGCCACTAGGCAACTGCGTCCTTGGCGTAACAATCGGACCTTCTCGTACAATCTCGCCTTGCAGCCCGCGAGTGTCTGGAATAATGGCCTCACGATTGATGCCTTGGGATTCGGTAGTAAATACGTTTGTCTTCGGAACTGGATCGTTTAGATCGACCAAGCTTTCCTGCATCTCTGTCGTGATTCCACGCCGTTGCATCTCGGATGTGTCGGCTGCTGTACCTCGCACGCCTCCACGCACGCCTGCCTCTGGTAATTGTTCCTGCGGAATTACTGTTGCTGGCTTAATCGGACGCTCTTGTGGTTGTGGCCGAGCGACCTGTATTTCGGTTGACGTTGGTGCTGGTAGCGGTTCGTAGTAAGGGCGAACTTCTGTAGGCATGCCGCCTTCAAGATCAACCTTATCAAGAACCCTTCTGCCACCAAGCTCAACTTCTGTACGCTTGGCTCGCTCAACTCCAGTAGCCTGCGTCCGCTGCGCTTCATTTAGGATTTGTTGCCAATCACGCATTTCAGCAGGCGTTGCTCTGCCATCCTTAACCTTGTAATTTAGATCCTTAAACTCGTTGAAATTGTATCCCTTAACCCTAGACCCGCTGCCAAGACCAGCGTATAGCGCGCCGAACAGAGCATCTTCTGCGACTGTGCCAGGTGTAACCTCTCCACCAGTAACAGCCCTAACCCCGCTTCCAACAGCCGAGCTAACCCCAGCAGATACACCAACCGCTTTACCAAGTTCTTGCGCTGCCCTCTTTGCGCCCAGTTCTTGAAATAATGTTTTACCAGCTTGAACCAATTGCGCAGCACCAACCGTACCCATAACAACCTCTGGAGCATACTGACCTGCTGTTTGATATCCTGGAGCAAACTCGCCAGCTCTTGCAACATTTGGGGTAAACTTTTGCAGTCCAGCTTCTGCCAATTGACCCGCCGCGACTGATCCTCCAATTCCTCCAACAACAGCACCAATCGGACCGCCAACCGCCAATCCTCCCAATCCTCCAGCAATCCCGCCCATTACTGATGCCGATCCTTTGACCAGACCAGCGGCACCAGCCGCAACTTTTACGTTTGTCGGAACATCAACAGCCTCTTTGTTTACGAAGTCATCAATTTCAACATCTTGTTCTGGCGTGTAATCTGGAAGTGTAGATGCATACTGCTTTGTTTCCTCACCCCATTGGCGAGCAAGGTTAACCTGCTCTGGATAGGTTAGAGTCTTGTAATCTTCGGAATCCTTGATCTCGCTCCACGCTGGTGGTTCTTCTGGCCTGGGTGCTGGCTCTGGCTCTACTGGCATACCTGCCAGTTGCCTAATGCGATTGGCTGATGATAGCTCTAGGGCTTCAGCCATGTTATCTGCCTAGTCTTGTTTTAATCCAGCTTGCAGCTTGTGGTTCTTCCGATTGTCCGTAAATCTGATTTAATTGCTCGCGGATTACCTTTGGAGTTTTTGGATCTCTCCACATCATCATTGCTTCCTTATCTGAAATTGCCCTGCTAGTAAGCCCGTCAGCACTCATCAATGTAACCTTACCAGAAGATCGTTCTTTAACTAGCATATCTTGAACATCTGCTGCTGCCATTTTGATTGCTGTATCCCTGTCATAACCTCTTGCAATATAGCCTTCGGCAAGTTGTGGGGTTTGATTTGTAAAAACTTGTTTGTATATATCTGCGCTAGTTCTTCCAGCTTCTGACGCAAGAACAGTTTGCTTCACGCCACCAAGATCAACGCTTGCCGTAGGAAGCAAGGACTTCTCGCCAGCAAGGTAGTTCTTTGCTGCCTCAACTCTTGCTTGCCTTGCCCTAGCTTCAACATCAAGCTCGCCCTGCATCTTGGTTGCCTCAAGAATGCTCGGTCCACCCTTTGCAATCATCCTCGCGCCCATTTCCTCGCCAATAGGAATTCCAGATTCTTTTTGTTTTTCTTGTTCAAGAAAAGCTGCAATGTCGGCAGCCCTGCCAGCCCTACCAATAGGGGTTGACATTGTCTCTTCTTCTTTTCCTCTTGCTACACGTTGACGAAGTTCCTCCATCTTGAGTGCATCTTCTTCAGCCTGCATTGCTTTACTTGCGCGATAGGCTCTGATGCTATCCATCTGCCAAGGCATAGGAATAAGAGGGTCGTTTGGATCTAGTGCCATAAATTATCCAATCTTTGAATCCATCCACTTACGGATGAGTGCCTTAATTTTAGGCTTGTTGCGTATTGACTTGGCAATTCTCTCGCCATACTCAATGTAATAGTTCCTAAGATTATCGGATGCCTTGGTCAGCATCCATTCCCTAAATTGTAGCCATTTAGGATTGTCAATTCCGTAAACTTCGCGAGCAACCCAACATATAAGACCTGCTGAACCTAGAGCACCAAAACCTCTTGCAAGATCAAAGGCTCCACCAGCAGCTGTTGCAAAATTCTGGAATCCACTCGGCTGCCTAGAAATCGCCCCAACCTGCGCGCCGTAGGTATTGGCTTGATACCCAGCCAGCGAGCTATAAAGATTGTTAAACGCATTGGTAAGCGCAACTGGAATCTCTGGGCTTGTTGTTTGATAGAAGTTAGCAGCCGTAGAAGGCTGTTGGTTAAATCCACCAGGCAAAGCTTGATTGGCTTGGATGTAGTTCTGGAACGCATTCTGTTGTCCAGCCGTTCTTGCTTGTGCAAGGTTGTAAACAGAAGGTCCGCCAGCAACGAAGTTAGCCGCCGCACCCATTCTGTTCTGCTGTAAAGCATCCCTAAAGGCAATGTCGCCACGAAGAGCATCAGACATGGTTTGACCAGATGTTAGGAATTGACCACCAGCACCAAGCTTAGACTGCTGAAGCGCGTTTCTTAATTGCACATCCCTAGCCAGCGCAGCACCAGTTGTTTCACCAGATGAAAGGAATTGTGATGCTGCTCCATAGCGGGCAAGCTTTCTTTCTTCGCCAGCGCGACCAGTTGTGACTGCTTCCTCAACTGCTGGGGCAACACCAAAGATATTCCCACGAGCAGTCTGAGCAGCGCGCGCGGCTTGCTGGTATTGCCTTTGTTCCTCTGCTCCCAACTGCGCGCCAAGGGAGAGTTGCGACATCGCCTCATCCTCAATCCTCCTGCGCAATGCTTCAGTTTCGGCTGTGGTTGTCGCGCCAATTGGTGATTTGGAATAATCCCTGTAACCCTTTTCAAGCTCTGCTCTGAACGCTTCAGTTTGTGCGCTCTGAGTTTGACCAATAGGCGCAGTTGCCATCTCGCGATACTTTCTACCAAGGGCAACCGATGTGTCGTAAGACTCTGGATCAATCTGGCGGAGTTGTTGGCTGGCGCGTTCTTCGGGTAACTGCAAGAAAGACCTAAAGGAAGTAATTTCCTTAGCTGCCTCAGCTGAGCCAGCGGCAATGGGCTTGAAATTCTTTATTTGATTCGTTGCATCCGCAACTGCACTACGCACACTTGTCAAATCCTTCTTTAATCCATCTACATAAACTTGGCTTGCAGTCCTCTGCGCGCTATCGGCTGGAAGAGTGGCAAGAAGTTTCTCTGCTGCTGTCAGTCTTTCCTGAATGCCAACCGCCTGAGTATTGCCAAGATCAACCACATTTTTATAGCGATTTGATTTGGCCGTATTGTAATCATTGAGTATTTGAGCGTCTGAAACTTGAAAATTTAATTTAGATGCAAGCGGGGAAGCACCATAATTGCGTTCAGCCGAAAGAGCTAAAAGTGCTGGATCTGTTCTTGCCTGAGCCAACTGCTGAATACCTCCAGCGACTGCGCTGGAAGTTCCAGCTTGCAAATTGGCAGCTTGCAGATTGTTTTGTAATCCAGCTCCAGCTAGGTTAGCAATTTGTTGGGCGGCGGCAGTTCTGGCGTTTTCTTGGCTTGTGATATCGGAAAGTTTTTTGTCAAACTCTGATCTTAGTTCGCCAAGTTTTTTGTCTCCCTTTGCCTGCTCGGATGCAGCCTGAGCTTCTTCTAAGCTGCCGTAAGGATAATCCGTAACTCTTTTTAGGTAGTCATCGACTGAACGCGGGGAGGCTTGATAGCCTAACCTTCTGTCACTTGATCCTCCATTACGTTCTGGGGGATTTAGGGTTTGTATTTCCCCATCTGATGTAACCTTATATTTTATTAAGGGACCATACATTTGCTTTCTTAAATAATCCGAGAATGTAGAAGCCATATTATTTTGTCCCCGCTGTTAAGCTTGGATTTGAAATGTTAGTCCCAATCGTGCCGTAGAAATCCATTGGCCCAGGCTGACGATTGAACGCTACATTCTGCTCGACCGATGCGTATGGGCTTTCTCCGTAAAGACGCTCAAACTGGCGAGTCATCTGATCGCCTAATCCACGGTTCAAGGCATACGCTTGTGGGCTAGTCTCGTACTGCCTGCGAAGAGATTCTAGCGTGCGTTGTGGGCCGTACTGACGCTCTAATTGCATCCCAGCCTGCACGCCTGCTTGTTGGTCTAGTGCAGCAAGCTCGCGTTCCAATGCTCGCTGTTGGGGCATATACTGGACGCGAAGCTTATTTTCAAGAGCAGCAAGCTCTGGAGACTTTTCGATATATGTCTCAATATTCTTTTTATACGCCTCAGCATTAGCCTGCGCTACCGCCGCTGGATCGGGAGGAGGGGGCGGTGAGGGAATAGAAGGTGATTCACCCACGGTGTTAAACCCTAGCCTTTCGCATAAATGTCATATAGTCGTAACTCCTTGGTTTGCCAGAACGATTAAAAGTGATCCGCTTGCGAGGACCAAAACGCTCCCAAAGGAGCAACAGCAAGCACCTTAAGGATTTAGCACCTTTCGAGGAGATAGTCAAATCAACAAACACATTCTCGCCATCCTCGCTATGCACATAATGGTCAGGCTTTTGCCCATCCTTTATGCACCTAGCCAAAGCTACGCCAGCTATGTTGTCTCCATCCTTGACAATCCCAACCATGCCCTGCTTCTCAAACCAGCCGTACCAAGCCTCTAAGTTAGGCCACATGGACTCCGGAACGCCACTTTGCTCAATATATTCCACAGCCGTCATATATTCTTTTGCACCTCAATTGTGTCCGGATTGGCCGCAAGCATGATTTGATTGATAGAAAGCTTTCTAGCTGGAGCCTCCATTTTGAACCTTATATTACGCCATTTCTGGTAAGACCTAAGACTGTCAGCCCTAAAGTTGTTTGTTTGGGCAGAAAGCGTGGCTGGCAGCGTGAATGGCAGGGTTAAGCCTCCTGGCGTAGATGTATCAACACTTGTGCCAATTGTAACATATTGAGAGTCTGTCTCCCGCTTCATGCTAATCGTACAGCCAGTAGCCGTGGAAAAATAAAACTCCATCTCGTAGTGTGACCCGTACTTCTTGGAAATTTTGTCATCAAAGTCATAAGCCTTAGTCACAACGTAGGACGTATAGGATGTGCCGTAATCTTTAAACTCGGTATTGCCATCGCCCTGTAAGTCTGGGTCAAGGTAATCGTAAAGATGCCCAACTCGCCCTGTCGGGCTACCAATCGCAAGCTTCACGCAGTTTGTTGAGTAACCACCAGAAAAGTTTGTCTTGGTCATTGCAGATGCAGCTATTGACCACAAGCCTTCAAATGAACCAAACAGCGTGTTGTAAACAAGCACATAATTGCAGGTTGTTGAATTATCCAACGGAAGAGCCAGATAGTACCTATTGTTGTGGAATGCTCCGTTTGCATCGCCTATGTAGCTTCGGTTAATTCTTGCGATAATGTTTTTTACTGGCTCAGTAAGGGTTGGCCCGACTGCGTAGAAATCATCAGCCGCTGACCTGACAACGCTTCTGATTCCATCGTTGGATAAAAAGAACACATCCTTGTTTGTAAAGATTGCAGATGCAGCGGCCTGACACCCAACCTTGTCATTAATGAGCCTTACCGTCCATCCAGCCGCCGTATCGGCAGTCGGATCTGCGGTTACTAAATAAATCTTATTTGGCTTGAAAACCAGCAATTCAAAATCAAAGAATGGCTGAATTGCAATAATGTCCTCGCCGTCATCACCGCCAACAACAATGCTGTTTGTTGCTTTCCATATCTCCGCATCAAGGATGTCGGAGGCATAAAGCGTATTTCGGTTTGCTCCAGTACCAACCGCAAATAACCTATTTGTAAAATTTCTTATTAGGCGCAGGCCAGATGGGGCTGAAGAAGTTGACAGGACTCCATTTGCTGTGGCTGCCGTTCCAGATGATGGTGGTGCTATAGTTATGGTTGGTGCAGATGTATATCCAGAACCACCATTGGTAACTGTT